ATTAAAATATTATGCATTTGATTGGGATGATAATATTCTTACAATGCCAACACAAATAATACTTCGTACAGAGGATAATGAAGAAGTTGGTATGTCAACTGAAGACTTTGCGGAATATCGTGTTAAGGTTGGAGTTGAACCTTTTGAATATAAGAAAAAAACTGTTGTAGGGTTTGCTGACGACCCGTTTAGGAACTTTGGGACTAAAGGTGACAAAAGATTCATCATTGACTCTATGATGGCAAAACCAGGTCCTGCATGGGATGATTTTGAAGAAGCGATTAATGGGGGTTCTATTTTTTCAATAGTTACCGCAAGGGGACACTCACCATTGGCTTTACGTAGAGCAATTGAAAATATGATTGAAACTAATTTTAAGGGAATATCTAAAAAAGAATTGGTTAAAAATTTAAGAAAATTTAGAAAGTTTGCGGGTGAGGAGGATATGAAGGATAAAGAACTTATAAATGCTTATATGGATATGAATAAGTATTACCCTGTAACATTCGGAGCCGGGTCAGCACAAAGTCCTGAGGTTGGTAAAGTTAGTGCTTTAAAAGAATTTCAACAATATGTGAAATATTTAGCTGGTAGATTAAATAAACCAGTAATGTTTAAAGATGATATTAGTAATAGATTCATACCTAAAATAGGTTTTTCAGATGATGATTTAAGAAATTTGGAAAAAGTTAAAGATGAATTATCTAAAGACCCGGAAAATATTATTCAAACAATATCAACACATGGAGGAGAAAAGAAATTATACTAATATTTATAAACTGGACTTATAGCAAGTTTGATTAAAAAAAAGTTTAAAGTAAATAGAAAAATATTTAGTTGACACTATTTATAATAAAATAAAAGAAAATTTAAAAACAAAATAATATGGCTGATTTACTGATGAAAATGCCTTTTCCATATGAACCCAAAAGGAAAAATAGGTTTATATTAAGATTTCCTTCTGAGTTGGGAATAAACGAATGGTTTGTTGAAAGTGCTTCAAGACCAAAAATGACAATTAAAAGTACTGAAATTCCTTTCTTAAATACAAAAAGATATGTTGCTGGTATGTACGAATGGGACCCTATTACAGTTAAATTACGTGACCCAATCGGACCTTCAGCAGCTCAAGCAATGATGGAATGGGTTCGTTTACATGCTGAATCTGTGACAGGTCGTATGGGATATGCTGCTGGTTATAAGAAAGACATTGAACTTGAAATGTTAGACCCAACAGGTGTTGTTATTGAAAAATGGTCTTTAATCCAATGTTTCTTAACTGGAGCTGATTTTGGTTCAGTTGCTTATAGTGATGACGGATTAGCTGATATACAAATTACACTTCGTCCTGACTATTGTGTATTACTTTACTAATACTACTATAAAAATTATACTAAGACCCACAGAAATGTGGGTTTTTTTGTTTACAAACAAATAAAATATAATATGTTATAAACAAAAACAAATTTATGGAAGAACAAAATGTTAATCAGATGAGTTTTAATTTACCACATGATGTTATTACATTACCAAGTGGGGGTAGATTTTACAAAAACAAAAAAAAGTCAGTAAAAGTTGGTTTTTTAACTGCCTCAGATGAAAACATTTTGGCAAACGCTTCCAATATGTCGGGCGACCAAGTAATACAACAGTTAATTAGGGCTAAAGTTTATGAACCTGATTTGAAGGTTGATGATATGTTAGAGGGTGATATTGAAGCAATTTTAGTTTTTTTAAGAAATACGGCATTTGGTCCTGAATATACTGTTAATTTAACAGACCCTGAAACGGGTAATAAATTTGAATCAACTTTTTCTTTAGAGGAATTAAATTTTTCTAAACCTGAAGTTGAACCTGATGAAAATGGGTTATATAGTGTTACATTACCAAAAAGTAATAAAAATGTTAAATTAAAATTATTAACTTTTGGTGACAAAAGAGAATTGTCTGAAAGAGAAAATTCTTACCCAAAAAATATGGTTGCTCCGATAGTAACTTGGAGACTTTCAAAACAAATTATTAGTTTAGATGGTAGTGAAGATAAGACTGAGATTGTTAAATTTATAGAGAAAATGCCAATCATGGATTCTAAATTTATTACTAGTTTTGTAAACAAAAATCAACCGTCATTAGACTTAATCAAAGAAATTATAGCCCCATCTGGAAAAAGTGTACTCACTCGAGTTACCTTTGGGGCGGAGTTTTTTCGTCCTTTCTTCTGATTATACCAAACATCTTTTAGACCAATATCTTTTATTGAGTAGGTTTTTACATATTCCTTATTCGGATTTTATGTTAATTCCTACGTCTCATCGTACTTATTTGGTTAATACTGTTATAGAAATGAATACTCCTAAAAGTTAGACCTAAAGTATTTATTAATAAAACACAATTATGTTTATTCCAGACGATGCTTCAAAAAAAATTGCCTTAGACCCTCAGGACACCGCACTCATAGGTGCTAATATGCTTGAGTTGGCTGCGAATATTAGTCAGGTACAAAAACCAGCACTTGATTTAATAAAAAGTTTTGATGAAGTTAATTTAAGAATTGCTCAAGCGGATAAAGGAGCGTTTTCCTTAGTTGGAAAAATGGGATTAAATGAAAAGGCAGCTATAAACCTTAAAAGAACTTTTGGTGAGGCGTATAATGAATTAGGTTTAATTGGTGCTGATTTTGGAACATTTGTTAAAACACAGGAAGATTTTAATACCGCAACTTCTCGTAATGTTATTTTAACTAAAGAAAATTTAAACGATTTAATTTCTACTAATAAAGTTACAGGAGTTGCTGCTGGAACTTTGTTAACCAATTTTCAAAATGCTGGTTTTTCAATGTCACAGATTACTAAAAATATGGAGAAAGTGGTTACACTTTCTTCAAGTATGGGGGTTAATAGTCAGGTCGTATCTAAATTGGTAACCGATAATTTAGAAAAATTAAATAAGTTTGGTTTTGGTAATGGTGTTGAAGGTTTGGCAAAAATGGCAACAAAGGCAGCATCATTAAGAATGGATATGACTTCAGCTTTTAAAGTTGCTGGTGATATATTTGACAGAGGTCCTGAGGCCGCAATTGAAATTTCAGCAACCTTACAAAGAATGGGTGCAACATCAGGAGCATTATTAGACCCACTTAAATTAATGGACTTGGCTCAAAATAACGTTCCTGAGTTACAAAATCAACTTGTTGAATTATCAAAACAGTATACCGTATTTAACGAAGATACAAAACAGTTTGAAATTATGCCTGGGGCTAGAAAGCAATTGAGTGAGGTTGCTAAGTCTATGGGTTTGACTTATGAGGAATTTGCAAAAATGTCTTTGGAAAGTTCCAAAATGGAGAAAAAACTTTCTGAAATTGATTTTAGTAAGTTTGATAAGAGTTTAACTGAAGAACAGAAAAGTTTGATTACAAACATGGCAGAAATGAATGAGAGTGGTGAATATGTTGTTAAAGTTAAAGACGCAAAGGGTGTTGAAATTGAAAAAGCTATAAATAAATTAGACCAAGGTGATTTATTACAACTACAACAACAAACTTTGACCGATGGTGAAAAAATGTATGATATTGCTAAACAAAATTTAAGTCAATTAGAAAGAATAGGTAATTTACAAGAAACTTTTGGTAATTCTTTAAGCACCATGTTGGCAACAGGTGAATATGGGAATGTTATTTTACAAACATTAGCAACTGGTAACGAAAAATTATACGGAGTAAATGACGCAGCAAAAAACGAAACATTAAAACTTCTTAGTATAAATAATGCCGCCATGAATGAAAATAATAAAGAATTGGCTACCGCAACTAAAGGTATGTTTGAAAAAGCTCAATCTGGTGATTTGAAAGGAGCGTTAGGGGATATGAAAACAGTTGGCCAAAAAAGTTTTGATATTGGAAAACAAGGTTTGGGAGCAGCATATGCGGATAAAACTGTTACTCAAGTTATGACTGATGCCGCAATTGGAGTCTTGACAAAAACCGGTGTAAATTTAGTGAATACATTTAAAGAATATTTAACAGGTAAAAAAGGACTAGATGACTTTTTTAAGGCTGATGACATCGCAATTACCGCGGACGGAATGCACTACTCGTTAGATAAAGGTGATATGTTAATGGCACTTAACCAAGAAAAATTAGCATCCGCAATCGGAGCATCATCACCCTCACCAATATTACCAACTGCGGTTGAAAATAATTACGCTTCTAATGAAGTAAAAAAAGAATCAACTCCAAAAGAACTTAATGTGAATATAAACTTTACACATGAGTCTAAAGGTGCTGATATAAATGTTGCACAAGAGTTTTCAAAAAGTTTAAGAGATAATACGGCATTACAACAACAAATAACTCAAACAATTACTCAAACTCTTACAAATTACGGTTTAACTGCCTGATAAAATCTGTTTCATTCTATTTATTATAAAAAGATTTGATGCAAGAAAATATTCTTTCTTTTAACGGTTCGGAAAATTTTAGAAAAACACTTGTTTCTCGAAACTTAAAACCTTATAAAATTGAAGGTTCGTTCTCTAGCGCAGAATCTCAACAAAATTATACTGCGGATTTAACGGATAGTTCACCTGTTGATACTCCTGATATAAGTAATGACATATATGAGGAACCAAAGTTAAATACTATTATAAATATTTATGGTCCTGCTGGAAATTTTATTGATGGTGCGGAATTAGTTAACTCACTTGATATACCACAACCACCAAGACCCGTTTCTACAGGTGAAGAAATTGGACAAAATGAATATAACCCAAATTTTACCAAACTTGATATAATAAATGAAACATTTATTGATAATGTTGCGGTTGTAAACCGATATACACCTGAAGGTAATTATGATGATTTATTTGTTGTTGATGAAAAAATATTAGCAAAGACATCACAACAAAGTGGAGTTTATGGTGATGGAGTTTCATCTCCAATAAATTTTGTCCAAGGAAATTATACTGTTACAGAAATATTAAATAATGACCCTGAATTAATTAGTGATTCTTATATTCAAAAAATTGGAGCTGAAAGATTAACATATGCCTTTCAACAAAGAATTGCTCGTGAAATCGAAAGAAATACAGTTGGTTCAATTAATTTAGGTATTTTAACAAGTCCATTTGAGGCAACATTAGTTGCGACAGGACAAGAACCATTTATCCAAAGAAATTATACTATTACAGTTCCTGATGGTGTTATCGATTATGCTGCATACTTCTTACAAAGAGTTGCAGGATTTTTATTACCATACTCGCCAATTGAAGGTAGTTATTTTTCTGATGTTGAGAGACAACGAATTAAACCACAACAAACATTAGGTAACTTAGGTGGTAATATTTTAAATAGACAAAATCCGTCATCACTTTTTTTACAAAATACAGGTTCAGGTCAAAGAAGTGTTTTATTTAATACCATTGCTTATAATAGGTACAAACCTGATTACACATTTTATTTAACTCAACTTGGAAGTGTTCTTTCAGATTTTTTTGAAAATCCTAATTCTATTGGTAACTTATATATTGGAAGACAAGAATCTGATATAATTAATGTAACATCACCTCCAGGTGCTAGTCCAGTTAATGCTTATGGTATAACTACAACAACACCTGTTTACGGACCCGACAAAGTTGGTATTCTTTATGAAGGTGACCAAAATTTTCAGTTTGGACTAGCTGCCCAAAATTATAGTGAAAGACCTGTTTTTGATGGGGGATTTGTATGGATTTCAAACCTAACAAAAGTTGAGGCGGGTAGAACTGTTGGACAAGACGGAAGAGTTTATGGTAATAATACAACATTCTCACCCTTAAGTTCTTCTTATCAACAAGTCTTATCAACAAATTACCCATTTAGACCAGGTTCTATATTAGATATTACACAAAGAATAATTGACTCCACACCCGCACAGGGTAAGGACAGATTATCTCACGTTGGTAACGCGATGAATCAGGTGTCAAAAGTATTTTGGGATGGTTATAAGGAGTTAACAAAAGGTTCTAAAGTTAAAAAGTATGTAAACGAATCAGGTACTGAGGTAGGTGCTGAGTACTGTAGAATTTTTTCTAAAGATAGACCGTATTATACTTATGGTGATTTACAAGGAACTTACGCAAATACTAGTGGTGCTGATACAAATGGTAATATTAGAAGATATTCTTATTCAGTATTAGATAGTGCTTATAATCTTAACATCACACCATATAAAAATGGTGGGACATCGGTACAAGGTGGTAGTGTTAAAAAGTATATGTTTTCATTAGAAAATTTAGCTTGGAAATCAACACCTGAATTTAATAATTTACCTGAAGCAGAAAAAGGTCCTAACGGTGGTAGGGTAATGTGGTTTCCACCATATGAATTAACTTTTGGAGATAGTTCAACCGCTAATTGGCAAACAACAAATTTTATAGGTAGACCTGAACCAATTTATACATATAATAATACCTCAAGACAAGGTGACATTTCTTTTAAAATAGTTGTTGACCATCCGTCTGTATTAAATTTAATTGTTAACAAAGAATTACAAAATAAAAATAGTGAATTAATTAATGGTGTTGTAAACTCGTTTTTTTCAGGATGTAAAAAATATGATATCTATGAATTAGCTCGAAAGTTTAATCAGTTTGACTTGGAAACAATCGAAGATTTATTTCAACAGGTATTGGAAAGTGATAGTACTTCAGATGAAGACAAACTTGAGGCGTTAGAATCATTACCACAAGACGAAGGTAATCCGACAGATTCTGAAAACAGTAATTTAAGTAAAAATTTTAATGAATATGGTTTTTATTTTAATCTGTATGATGGTACTGAATCAGCTACTGACTATGATACTATATATACGAATTATATCTCACAACAAGCACTCTATCAACAACAACAACCTGAAGAACCAACCGATAGTTTTTTTGATAAAGTAGTAACTGAAAACTACGATAAAATGGTTTTATTAAGAGATGAAGTTGTTGAGATTTTAATTGCTGGTGGTGAAGTTAGTATTGAATTAATTGGGACAACATATTTAGAAGGGGGAGATGCTGAAGCTAAAACTCAAAACCAAAATAGACTTGGTTCGGTAACAGCATTTTTTGCGGATTATATTTTCCAGGGAACTTTAAACAAAAAATATGTTGAAAATGGTAAATTTAAAATTTCTTTAAATTCTGAGATTCAAACAAATACAAAACCTAAATCAAGTGAATCATTTGACGCTTTTAATTGTCAAAACGCTTTAACTGAAACAAATATTGGATATACAGTACAAGCAATGGCATGTCGAGGTCTTAAAATTAAAAATATTACAATAACACCACCTACACCTGACAATGAAAATAGTTCAGCAGTTAACACTAATAGTAATGATAATAATAGTAATTTAAGAAGAAGTAGTGGACAATTTTTAGCAGATGTTTTTGGTAATAAACCAAAGAAAAAAGAAAGTATTAGTGCTAAAGCTAAAAATTTAAGTAAACAAGTTTTAAGAAAATTATTAAATGAACAAAATTATTTTGAAATAATTAAACAAGAAGACCCATTTTTATATGATAGTTTTAAAACAAAACTTAAATTTTTTAACCCCGCATTTCACTCTATAACACCTGAAGGATTTAATTCAAGATTAACTTTTTTAAATCAATGTGTTAGACCTGGTAATACAATACCAACAAAAAATACATCAGGTAATTTTGAAACTAAAGATTCTTTAAATACAAATTTTGGTTCACCACCTATTTTAGTGTTAAGAATTGGTGATTTTTATAATTGTAAAATTGCACCTGAAAGTTTAGGTTTTACATACGAATCATTAGATTTTAATCCTGAAGGTATTGGTGTTCAACCAATGATTGTCACCGCAAAATTAAGTTTTAAAATGATTGGTGGTCACGGTTTAAAAGAACCAATTGAAAGATTACAAAATGCTCTTTCATTTAATTACTACGCTAACACTGAAATGTATGACGAAAGGGCAATTCCAACAGACACAACTAATCTAACTAAGATTTTAAAGGGTGATGAAAGTTTAGGTACAAACTTAAAACTTTTACAAAACGCTGCTAATCAAACTAATAATCAAAATTTGGCGAGTAACCAAGCAACAAATCAAAACCCAACTGATGGTGGTAATTTTGTAGGAAATGTTTCTGAATCAACAAACACAAACGGTGTATTAACAGGAACTATACAGTATAAAAATTTAGTTGACCTTACGGTAGATAACACTCAAAACTACATGAATTTAGTTCAAAGTTTTATTACAAGTACTGTTAATGAATATAACTATGGTGTTTTAACTCAATTATATAATGAAAGATTATTTGATAATGGAAGTTTAAATACATTACAAGCTCCAGTCACCGATGTTAAAATTTTGGGTAAATTTAATAATTACTCAAATTACATAACAAGTGTTATGTCAGCACTTATTACTGATATTGATAATGGAACTGATATGTTAACTTTATATTTAATTTCTAAAAATGTCCCCAATAACGAAATTCGTATAGTACAATCAAATTTTAAAAACGCTTGTCAAAGTAGAAAAAATACGATATTACAGGGTATTGGAAGTAAAATACAATCCATAAGTAATACACAGTCTGAAATATATCAAATATATCGAAGAATGGATTTAGTGTGTGATGAAACTGATGGTAAATTAAACCCAAATGGTTCAGTATATGCAATAACTAACACTACGGAACCTTATGAATCAACAGATACATTAACAGATATTAGAACTGATTATACAAAAATAGCTAATGATATTAAAGATTATTATTCATTATTATTGACAAATAATATTATAATTGAACCGGTGGTATCTACTTTATATTTCACACCATTTACTAGTTATAACCCAACAGGTTCAATGAATTTATTCTTCACTTTATTTTCAAACGATTTTACAAATAATAAACCTATTGAAAATTTATCAAATTTATTAACACAAGATTTTATACCAATTAGTGAAAGTACAAGAACAAAAGTTTTATTATATTTAAATTCTATTTTACCATCAATAAATGATGAAAAACAAGCTCAAATTAATTATATTAATAATTTCTTTACAGGGGAAGATTATCTAATTTATAACAGTTATAACCCACAAGTTGATGGTAATAGTGTTAAAGGTAAGGATAGAGATTTTACATTTACATCCGCCGGGTCAACATCTATTCAACAAGAAAATGTTTCCAACATTTATAAAAATGTTAATATTGATAGTAATCAATCAACATATAACGGAAAAAAATATTTTAATTAATGGCTAACGAATATTTTAATAGGTATCAATTTTTTACCGCAAACGACCAACAGAATACCGTTCCGTATATTAATATCCCCTTGAAAAATTCGGATAAAAAATACATTTATAGACTTGGTGTTTCTCGTTTAGATAAAGTATCTCAACTATATTATGATTCACCTTATTTTGGTTGGTTTATTTTACAATCAAATTCACAGTACGGAGGTTCGGAATTAAATATTCCTGACAATGCGGTTCTTAATATACCCTTCCCTTTAACATCTTCTTTATTAGATTATAAATCAGCGTTAGAGCGTTACTTCTATTATTATGGCGAACAATAATATTTTTATTGAGAAAGATGTAAACAATATCTTCATAGTTAATCCAAATAAAGTTACTAATCAATTTGGTAATGCTGAAGACAGGAATATTCCTATGGAAGATTTGGTTTTTTATGCTAATTTAGAATGTGATATAAAACCGAGAAGTCGATTAATTGGTGGTGTAGATGGTTCAAAAGATGGTGAAAATAGTAGCCCAAAAATAACCACTCAGATTGCTGCTGGTAAAATTAATTTTTTAAAACCTAACGACCAAGAATATTTAACAACTAATTGGACTAAATTACAAAGTGATGTTAGTGACCCTAATGTTATTAATGGTGAATTATTAGGATTAAAAACTATTAATTATCGAGTTAATAGTTCTTTTGTTCCGACAATAACAATAACTTTAGAAGACTCAAAAGGTAGAGCTTTAATGGAAAGTGGTGATAATTCTATATACTCAGCTTTTTTTAATTTACCATACCCTACATTCTATCTTACATTAAAAGGTTATTATGGTAAAGCAATTAGATACCCGATAATATTACAAAAATTTAATTCTTCATTTAATTCAAGTACTGGCAATTTTGAAATAACCTTGAATTTTATTGCTTATCAATTTAATGTGTTAACCGATATTACAATAGCATCTCTTTTTGCCGTACCACAAATGTATTTAAAAAGAGGGACTACTAATATCCCTTTTCAGGCTTCAGGGGGACAAACCGCTGCGAAAGAACAAATATCCCCACAAACACAAACGTCTTACGAATATATCCAACAAAAGGGTATGGATAAATTAAAAGATGTTTATCAAAAATATAAATTAAGAAATTTAATTGACGAAAATGTTCCGGAATTAACAATCCAAGAACTTATTACAAAATTAGATAATTTTATTAATTATAGTTTAGAACAATTTGGACAAATTTCATTATCGGCATTAAATGATGTTAGAGAATATTCAGATATAATTACTTCATATCGAAAATCAATATATACTGGACGAGGTACATCATGGTTTGATACTTACTTATCTAAAAAGAATTTTTTTATATACAATTCTAATGTTAACAATAATGAACAGATAGAACCTAACGAATTAAAATTTTATACATTTTCAGAAATACAAGGTTCAGAAAATATTCTAACTGATAATAATGTTGTAAATGGTAGAAAAATTACCGCATTAAATAATCTTAAAAAAGAAATTCAAAATTTTAATGAAAAATTATTAAACAACGCTACTTTTGGTAAAAATGGAAAATATCCAATTACCGTAGACATAGATTTTAAAAGTATTGCGATTATATTACCAAATAATGTTAATTCAAAAAGAACTTATCAATTAAGGAATGGTGGTACTGAAATAACTGATGTACAAATAAAATCAATTGATGACGAAATAAAACAATTAAGTATTAATAATGACTCACTAAATGTTGATGGTTTAGATTATTATTATTTTGATTTTGATTCCCCAAATCAGTTTAACGAAAAATTAAATAAAATACAAGATAGTTTACAAGACGCTTCACAAAAAATTGAAAAAGAATTAACTGACGAATTATCTAAATTTGTATCATCGGCAACTGGTTTAGGATTTGTACCTTCTTTAAAAAATATAATGGGAATAATTTTGGCATCCGCCGAATCATTTTTACTTTTAATGGATGATGTTCACGTTGCAGCATATCAAGTAAGAAATAATAAAAAGAAACAAAGGGCGGTTGGAGATAATGATATAAAAGGACTTCCCGACTCACCAGTTTATCCTTGGCCATTATACACTAAATTAAAAGAGTGTGACAAGTATGAAATTAAATATCCTGGTGATAATGATATTATTAACGAAACAAGGGGTTACGATTATGAAATATGGCCTGAAGTAGAATTTGTTGAGGAATTTTTAAAAGGGTACATGCAGAGAGAAACACCACCTGCTTCAGTTAGTCCATTAGAACCAACAAGTGAGGTAAAAAGAATTATGGTTTCGGCTTTTGATACTGTACCAACAAATATACCATATTCTAATTTAGAAGAGGTTAGTTTTTTCTATGAATTTTACGAAAGATTACTTTCATTGGTTGAGTATAATGGATTCTTACGAAAAAAAATATCTGAAAGTCAGTATAGTATAAATCTTATTAATTATTTAGTAGAATCTGAAGGAACAAATATTGTTAATTCTATTTTAAATTTTTCACCATCCATAGTATCTAAATTCGCGAATACACCATTTACTGATTTCACTATCTTTAATGATTATTTAAAATCAATTTCTAATGATGGTACAGGGTTATTTTGGAATAAAAAACTTGCGGGTAATTTTAATACACCATATCTAAAGGAAAAAATTATAGATACCCCAAGTGAGTTTTTAAAAAAGGATTTACCGGCAATTAAAATAAGTCTAAAAACAGAATCTAGTATGACAAACTACATGTCAAGTTCTGTTCATAACCCTCAAAATATTTTTGACTTATTACCGTATACTAATGAAGATTGGAGACTAAACAATTTATCAAATGGTGAAACGGATTTTTCTTTTGAGAATTCTTATAATAAAACTAATTTATCCACGTTTTATAATACATACACTAAAAAAATTAGTAATTATAAAACTCCTGCAGCATTTGGTGACAATAATGAAAAAAATGTTATTAAACCTTTTACTAATTTCAAACCACTTTATAATACAATTACATTACCAGTTAATTTAACTTCATTTTATACTACAAGAACACCAAATGATTATATTCTAACTGAGGGTAGAGTTAAATATTCTACAAATGAAGAAACGACTTCAATGATGAATACCCCTTATTTTACTAATGCGGTTCAAAAAGGAATTGAAAATTTAAGAAACGGTGTGTCATATCCATTTAAAGAAGCGTCATATTTGTTTTTAAATAGTTTACCGTTATCAACCCTAAGAGAAAAATATTTAACTTTTGATAATAATGAAAATGTTAGACTAGATTTTATTTCAGCATCTCTAAATAAATTTTCAGGAGTTCATGCTTTACCAAAATTATGGGTTTGTAAGATGGGTTCTATTTGGCACAGATATAAAAATTATATTCAAAATGGTAATGACATTTTAACCCCTATTTGGACAAATTTTGATGTTTTAAACAATTATTATCCGGCACCTAATCCTACATTAGATTACCTTTATTATTTTTCAGGTCAAACAATCTCAGGTAATACCTATGAATATAAGATTAAATGTTCAGGTTCGACAGGAACATCATCAGGTACTTTAAACGAAATTAATATAGGATTTTATCCAAAGGTAATTAATGATTTTTATTATTTAATTTATAATCAAAATTTATTTTTGTCTTCAGAAACTATTACACAGATAACTGAAAAAATTAATACACAAATTAAGTTAGGTAATCTTATATTATTATCACCACCCGACTCAAATTTCCAAACGGTTAAGACATGGTCAGTTTTAATAAAAAGTCAGTATCCTAACAATTATTATATAATACCTTCTTTTGGATTGGGTAAAAACCAACTTCAAAATTTATACTCAACTAACATATCTGCAATAAATTCTGACGGAAATCTATTTAATGGTTCAGTTAGATTGTTATGGGGTTCACCTAATTACGGATATTTTAATAATACAAATATTGTAAAACCTACAATTAAACAACATTTGAAAAAAGTTTATAATGATTTAATAGAACAAGAAAGTTTTGAATTAAGAACCGATTCAAATTACTCATCTATTGAAGAAATTTTTGGGGTGTTTACTAAAGAGGAATTAGACCTATTTGAAATAGAGTTTTTAAAATTTTCAGCAAAGAAAGAATCAGAATTAAGTAAAATTAATTTCCAAAAAATATTATTGAATGTTACTTTAAATGATTACACAATCTCAGGTGAAAGTGATAACATGTTAGTTGAGAAATTTCAAAATTTACAATCAAAAACATTTAATACTTACTTACCACCATTAATGACTTTTAATCAGTTATTTAAAATAGGTAATACAACAAATTTTGATTTACCAACATTTAATTATTTTAGAACTGTTCCACAATTAACACCAATACAAGTTCCTACAGGATATACAGGAAACTTACCACCAGGTAAACCAGGTGCTCCAATAACTTTACAACAATCACAAGAACAGAACCCTGATTCATGGAAGGAATTACAATTACAAATAGGTTTTTCAACGATTAATGGAGTTCGATATACTGATAATGGTTCAGCTATAACTGATTTTTTTGTTGATTTTAATATACCATTTAATGTTGAAAACATACAAAGGTTTTCAACTATTATAAAAATGTATGCTAGTTATAATCTTACATCTGAGTTAAAAAAACCAACTGATTTATTTGAAGAAAAAATATCCGCCATTTTTGCAAACGATGATTTGTTGTTTGGGGAATTATTTAAAGGAGTTATTGATTACGTCAAAAAAAGTTTACCTCAAACAGATACAACTCAAGTTGAAGAAATTGACAGTATTATACAAGGATTTCAAAGTAAGATTGAACTTTATGATATGTTTAAATCAGTTAATGATAAATGGATTTCTGCAAATAACTATAATGAAAAAACTTTATTTGAAGATTTTTTATTTTTAGATAGAGCAAATAGAGATATTGGTGGAGAAATTTTTTTAGACATAACTTATGTCACCAAGTTTTTAAAAAATACAAATCCAAAAACAAATATTTTTACAATTTTAGATTCTATTTTTAAGACTCATAATTTTGTAACATTCTCAATGCCATCGTACATTAATTTTTATAACGCTTATATACCATCAAAAAATCCTGTTAATAAACAAGACGACCCCGACAGTTTTGCCAATAATTTATTTGGAATTTTTAAAAATGTTGATTACCAACAAACAGGTGCAAAATTAATTAGTATCTATACTGAAAAGCCATCTAATCAATTAAATAACAAAAGTAAAAATAATGGGCATAAAGATGATGGTTTGAATATTATGAATGATGGGGATACCTTGAGAGAATGTGATACAAGCAAAACTCAAGATTATGCTAAATCTAATAAAGTTGTTGGTTTTGCGGTTGATTTTCAGTTACAGAATCAAGGGGTTTTTGAAACAATTACTGTTGGACAAGATTTAGGAAAAGAAACTTCAGAGTCGTTAACTTCTCAATATAATTTAGCAAATCAAACTGCAGGTACTAACTCATCCAATCAGAATGTAAGTTTATATAATATCTATAAAGATAGAAGTTATTCATGTACTGTCCAAGGGTTTGGTAATGCTATGATACAACCAACGATGTATTTTGTCTTACGAAACGTTCCATTATTTGCGGGTTCGTATTATATAACTGAGGTTAATCATACTATTAATATGGAAGGATATAAAACAACATTCACTGGTACTCGACAAAACAGATATACGTTACCTAAAATTGGAAATACGTTTCAAACTTTAAAGACAGAGTTATTAAAAACTTTAAATAAAAATTACCAAAATAGAATAGCAACGAATACTCCTACAGGACAAAATAAAAATAACATTAATAATCAAATTACTAATGGTATTAAAAATAATGATACGGTTATTGGAGTAAGTACTTGTTCGTCTACATTATTTGAAGATTATCAAACTTACACACCAATCACTAGTAGTATACTTGCGTATTCACCTAGTTTTATTACCGATACTATTTTTAGTTATACTGTAACAACAACTGAATTTTGTACAGTTTATTTTATATTTAAAATTGCCTCATATGTTACTGATAAAGAAAAAAATGGTTCTTTTAACGCCGCTGGGTTTAATTTTGCTGACATCACTTTAGATATACCATATAAGGGTGATTTACAAGATTTATTTTTACAAAACTTTATTTGTGTTTCCCAAAGTGATAAAACAACAAAACCATATGCGGTATTTTTAAATGAGGTAGATTGTGTTACATTTGTAAAGAAAAGATATAGTGAATATTTTAAAGGGATATTTAATGACTCAATAACTGTCCAACAAACTATTACTGATTTTAGACAAAAAAGTGATACTCAAAAACTAGAGTTTAAAGAACAAATTGCAAAAGTTTGGATTGAATATTTTCCATATAATAAAGTAAAAGAATATCCTACTGTTTTTAAAGAATATAAAGAAAATAACAAAGTTGAGTACCAAGAGTTATTAGATAAAATAGTATTTTAAAATTAACAGATATTTATAAACAAAAACACTATGAGTACAAAAGAAATTTTAGACAGATATCTTGGAAAAAGTACAAGAATTACTGAAACAGATAAAGGAAATGGTTTTAAAGAAGTATGTGATTTAGATACAGGAGATTGTTATACAATCAGAATGAAAGATGGATTGATTGAAAGAGTTAATAACACTCTTCATACTAATAAAAAAATAAACGTAGAAACAACACAAGGTTTCAAACAACTATTAAACGGGTAAGATGGAAATTTCAGAAACAATTATTGAAGAGTTAAGAAAATATAATAAAATTAATAATTATATTACAGAACAAGAAACGGGATTACCTCCAGCAACTGGCGAAGACCCATTGGCGGCGCCTGATGCGGGAGCTTTACCACCAGCACCTGATGCTGGAGTGGCACCTGATGCAGGTACTACACCTCCACCAACTCAACCACAAACTGTTGATGTTGCAAATGACCCTGATGTTGAAAAAGTTGGGGATGAAGGTTCTGAAGAGACAGGAACTGAAGAATTGGAAATTACTGATTTAGTAAAGTCACAACAAAATATTGAAACAAAACAAGAAGAATACTTTAATAATCTTTTTAATCAGTTAAATGGTTTAGAAAGTAAATTAAAAGATATGGAAGGTATTTTTACAAAATTAAATGATATTGAATCTAAGATTGAAAAATACAGAGAAAAAACTCCACAAGAAAAACTTGAATTGAGAAGTTTAGACTCAGGACCATACAATCAAAAATTATCGGATTTCTTTATAGATAAAGAACAAGATATGGAAAAATCAGGAAAAAATGAATATGTTTTAACAACTGATGAAGTTGAAAGTTATACACCATCAGAAATTAAAACTACATTTAACGATTTTGGAGAAGAATCACAATACAAACCTTTGAAATTCTAAATTTCAAATTTGACTATTACGGCTGACACACTTATACTTGAATATTAACTAATAAATTATACACACAAAATGGCGACAAATTCCCTAGATGTCC